GCGGCTGCTAAAGCAGATCAACTCCGTATCGAAGAGTCACGTATTGCGGCTCAAAAAGAAATCGCGGCTATGCAAGTTGGTGCAAGCGCAGCCGCTGCTAAAGACAAACTCGAGAAGCAACAGCTTATTGAGGGTACCAAACTTGGCGTTGATATCGCTAAGCACCGTGCTCAGATGGCCACACAAGCGGCACAAAGAGCATCTCAAAAACCTAAGAAGGAGTAATGTTGAACGACTACAAACTCTTGGCGCATGTCGTCAAAGAAATTGAGAAGCTAAAGCAAGAGCGAGAAGCCTATGTAGCAGCGGGTAGGGCCGACCACATAGAAGAGTATCGCCAAGTCTGCGGGGTCATCCGAGGCCTCAACCTCGCAGAGAACATCATTAATGAGCTCGTGCAAAAAATGGAGAAATCCGATGACTGAATATGACATCGCTGCTGTGGACTTGTCTGGCATTCTTAATAAGCCAGCCGAAGATAAAGCCAAGCAGTTGCCTGACCCACGTACATTTCACATTTTGTGTGTGGTGCCTGAAGCTATGCAAGAGTATGCAGAGAGTGATGTTGGAATCCTTAAATCCAGCCAGTCTATGCACTATGAGGAAGTACTCACTCCCGTTCTATTTGTCGTCAAGCTTGGGCCTGACTGCTATAAAGACACCACTCGTTTCCCTAGCGGGCCGAGTTGCAAGGAAGGTGATTTCATCATCGTCCGCCCAAATTCAGGCACCCGTCTGAAGATTCATGGCCGTGAATTCCGCATCCTCAATGATGATTCGGTTGAAGCAGTTGTGGAAGACCCCCGTGGTATTACACGTGCATCATAAGGAGTAACTAATGGCACAAGCAGAGTTTAAAGGCGAGGACTTTGAGTTCCCCGACGAGAAAGAAACTAAGGGTAAACCCGTAGATACAGAGAATGATGGCTTTGATGTAGAAATTGAAGACGACACCCCTAAAAAAGATCGTGGCCGCAAACCCGATGACACACCACCTGAAGACCCCACTGAAGATGAACTTGCCTCTTATGACGAGAAAGTCCAGTTGCGTTTGAAGAAATTTACACGTGGATACCATGATGAGCGTCGCGCAAAAGAAGAAGCACTGCGTGAACGCGAGGCGGCTGAGAAGCTGGCTAAGCAGTTGTGGGATCAAAACCGCAAGCTACAAGAACAAGTGTCGCTTGGGTCAAAAGCGTACATCGAACAGTCAAAGAGTTCCGCAGAGATGGAATTTGAGAATGCTAAGAAGCGATATAAAGAGGCTTATGAGTCCGGAGATTCCGATGCTGTAGTAGATGCACAAGCAGAAGTTTCACGGGCAACACTGAATTTAGACAAAGTTCAGAACATGAGGCCTTTACAAGTTGAAGAAAATGATGTACAAATACAACAACGTAGTACAAACCAGCCTAATGTGTCACAGCGCGATCAGCGTTGGATGCAGAAAAACACTTGGTTTGGTACCGATCCTGAAATGACAGCATCCGCCCTCGGGTTGCATCAAAAGCTGGCTAAGGAACACGGTGCTGACTTTGTAGGTAGTGACGAGTACTACAAACGAGTAGACGCCACAATGCGTCGACGATTTCCTGAGTATTATGAAGATGATACGCAGAGCGATGAAGAGGATACAACTTCGAAAAAGGTATCAGAACCGGCTTACGAGGAAGAACCTCCGCGCCGTGCAACAAAACCCGCTAATGTGGTGGCACCCGCCTCCCGTAGCACTCCGCCTAATCGTATTAGGTTGAAGGCATCTGAAGCAGCGATCGCTCGCCGTCTTGGGGTTCCTTTGGAAGAATACGCTAAACAGGTTGCTCAACTGAAAAGAGGTGAATAATGGATCAAGTATTAACGTCTGGAAAGACACAAAACCGTACTGCTCGTGAAGCGGATTCTCGTCAAGTGATGCAACGCCCCGAAGCGTGGCGTCCTCCTGAGGCCCTTCCTAGCCCTGACAACCGTCCGGGTTGGTCGCACCGTTGGGTGCGTATAAGCACGTTAGGCAATGCGGATCCAAGCAACATTTCTTCAAAGTTACGCGAAGGATACGAACCCTGCAAAGCAGAAGATTATCCCGAGCTCATGATGCACGCTACCACGGAAGGTCGCTTTAAAGGCAACGTTGAAGTGGGCGGTCTGTTGCTCTGCCGTATTCCGGAAGAGTTCTTGAAACAACGGATGGAGTACTACTCCAACCAGAACAAGGCTCAGATGGACTCAGTGGACAACAATTTCCTTCGTGAAAGCGATCCTCGGATGCCCCTTTTCTCAGAAAAGAAAACCAAGGTCACTTTCGGTTCTGGTTCATAAATTTTAGGAGTCTTTCATGGCTTTTCCAACGGTAAACGCCCCTTACGGGCTAAAGCCGATCAATCTGTACGGTGGTACGCCCTTCGCAGGCGCAACTCGCCAGTACCGGATTGCATCTGCGTATCCTACTAGCATCTTTTATGGTGACCCCATTGAGATCATTAACGACGGCACGATTATCAAATCTGCTATTACAACCGCCCGTGCAACTGTGACCACATCACAGATCATTGGTGTTTTCTTGGGCTGCTCTTACGTTAACGCGCAAGGCCAGACCATTTTTGCTCAGTATTTCCCAGCAAATACAGCAGCGCCTACCGGTACGTACATTACTGCTTATGTAAGTAATGACCCCGACACGCTGTTCAAAGCTGTGATTGCTACTGGTGCTACACCTAACGACGCCACTTCTGGCTTGTTGCCTTCCTCTACTACTCAATATGCCGTTATTGGCACTAACGTAGCATTGGTGCAGAACTCAGGTTTGACTACAACTGGCAATAGCCGTGTTGCAGTTGCCTCTTCTGCTACTACAGGTACATTGCCTATGAACGTTGTCGATGTTGTCGAAGAGACTTCATACGTTAACGGTTCTGGTAACGTCGTGTACCCCGAGATCATTGTTCGTTGGAACTTTGAGATTCACACAACCACTATCGCTTCTGGCGTTTAATCAAGGAGCTAAATCATGGCTATTTCACGCGCACAACTGCTGAAAGAGTTGCTCCCCGGTCTGAACGCTTTGTTCGGTATGGAGTATGCTCGCTACGGCGAAGAGCACAAAGAGATCTACGAAACAGAGACCTCTGAGCGTTCATTCGAAGAAGAGACCAAGCTTTCTGGCTTCTCAGCCGCACCTGTCAAGAACGAGGGCTCAGCCATCGCTTACGACAATGCACAAGAAGCATGGTCAACTCGATACACACACGAAACCATCGCCTTGGGTTTCTCAATCACTGAAGAAGCGATTGAAGATAACTTGTACGACAGCTTGTCTGCTCGTTACACCAAGTCATTGGCTCGTGCTATGGCTTACACCAAGCAAGTTAAGGCTGCTGCAGTCTTGAACAACGGCTTCTCCGCTAGCTACCCCGGTGGCGACGGCGTGTCTTTGTTTAACACAGCTCACCCCTTGATCTCTGGTGGCGTCAACAGCAACACTCCTTCTACACAAGCTGACTTGAACGAGACTTCTTTGGAAGCCGCCGTTATTCAAATCGCTGCTTGGACAGATGAGCGTGGTTTGCTGATCGCTGCTAAGCCTAAGAAGTTGATTGTTCCTCCAGCTTTGATGTTCACGGCCAAGCGCCTGTTGGACACTGAGTTGCGTGTAGCTACTGCTGATAACGATATCAACGCGTTGAAGCAAATGGGCGCAATCCCTGAAGGTTACACAGTCAACCACTTCTTGACTGACACAAACGGTTGGTTCTTGACAACTGACGTGCCTAACGGTTTGAAGCACTTTGTTCGTACACCGCTGCAAAACAGCATGGACGGCGACTTCGACACAGGTAACGTTCGCTATAAGGCTCGTGAGCGTTATAGCTTCGGCTGGTCAGACCCACTGGGTATGTTCGGTTCTTCAGGTTCGACCTGATAAAACAGCCTCACGAGGGCTATTTGGGGCCACCTTCGGGTGGCCTTTTTGTTGTCATAAAGTTAAACTACGATCAATCTGCAGCCGATGTGGTTGCATAAATTTAGGGGCACATCATGAAATTTGAAATGGAATTTGGTTACTTTGGTAACAACAAGCTGTCTATCGAGACTCACGATTTTGAGATGATTGAAATTTTCCAAAAGTTTGTGGAATTTCAAGAAAACTACGGTTGGGCTGTTGAGTACGTAGCCGCGCCTGACGACGAAGAGTTTGAAGACGAAGACGACACCGAAGAGGAGTTGGACGGTGCTGAAGTTGAAGCCGCTGAAGAAGCTGCTGATAACAAGTAATCTGTGGTTTAAATACTACAGTCAGGGGGCTTCGGCCCCTTTTTTCTTTTTGGCTTTCTTGGCAATACGCTCGTCGTGGTGGTGTATACGGTGGCAGTTGGCGCAGAGCACAACGCACTTCTTGACTTCTTCCATAGCACGTTTAAATGCTCTGTTTTTGAGTAGTTTATTAACTGACGCTTCTTTTGTGGTGCTGTCTATGTGATGGAAGTCAAACGTGGC